CGCCACGCCAAAATGTCGTGGCAGAAGCGTTGATGCCACTGTTCAAATTGGTATGACGGAGATTACCGATTACCCCACCCGGACCAGTTACACCAAGATTGATAGTTGGCAAAGGTCTGAATCTAGGAACGGCAGCTAGGATAGGCGGCGGTGGAATTTCTAAAAGAGTCAATACACCAGTAGCATTGTCGGATAATCTTAACGTTACGGTTTCAGCGGCAGCGGATACATTTTGAAACATGAAAACAACAACTTGAGCGCCCGTCGATATACCAAAATTATGTGCCTGGGTTGCACCGCCTACAACAACAGGTTGATTACCCTGCGAATCGGTAATGGAAATTCCAACCGAAGGAATTGTACCCCCGCTTGGAATTGCTAGCGTTACGATAGCTAGTACAGAATTTCCAGCAGTTGTATTACCCCCGAAACTTAAAGTAGCGGATGTAGTAGCGAAGCCAACATTCACGTTTTGAGCAAATGTTGGCAGAGGCCCATTAAAATATGTCAAAGAAGCCGCCCACCCTATGCCGTTTCCTGTAAATGGTTGTGTTACCGTTACAGGCGACCCCGATAGTTGTTTTACATAAACTGCATTATCTGAATTCGTTAGCTTCGATGTCCAGCCAGCCGGGGCGGTTCCGAGAGCTTGTGCTGCCGCTACATATAAAGCCCATTCATTCGCAACAGAAGGACCGCCGCCCGATATCACAATCGGAGAAGCGGAAGTAATAGAAGTAGAAGGCGCTGAAGCAGCACTAAAAGCTGCGTCGAATCCGGCTACGCCTGCATTCGGACCAGAAAATACTGTGTTCGCCGCTTCTGTAGCCCACGCCCAATTAATTGTTGGATTAGGTGGTAAAGCAGGAGAGCCAGTAATAACTGCCTCAATTGGAGCAGTAAAGGTAAGACTTTGAATACCACCTCCGCCCCCAGTACTTTGAGCAACAGCAGTATTAGCCACTTGAAAAATCTTATTTTGCTGTGTATGAAGACGTGACTCAACCCAATCAGCCCACCGATTAAGGACTGCTGTTTGCTTAACTGGGTCTGTTATCTTTAGAGGCATGGGTATTAAATACGATTAAGAGGTAGAATCTCAGCACTAAAATAGCCAAGTAGTACATCAGAAGTAAGACTAGTACTTGCTGAAGAAGCTGACGTAAAAGTAAAACGATAGAAGCGATAAATAATAGGCAATCCTGATAAAAAGACTTTTAACTGTCCGAAAATATTTGCTGTTAGTGGGAGATTAGTTGCAATAATATTTGGATTTGTAAAGTAAGAAGTATTAGTGGCCCCTTCAACGGTAACTAAAGTGCCTGTCATACTAGTGTCTAGTTCAATTTCATTCAACGTCTTACGCATACTAGCATCACCAAAATGAAGCCAAGTAGTACGAAGAGTTGATGTAATAGGAACTGGCGTATCCGTAGAACGGTCAGTAACAACGGTTGTATCAACAAATCTTACATTACCGTTTGTATCGACCATTAACCAACGAGGAACCCCATTAAGACTAACATAGAATAATCCACTTAAAAAGTTATCAGCAAATTGCCACACATACCACTTGTGTAAGTGCATTTCAAAAACACATAGAGTATCAGGAGCGGTATTATTACCCGTTGCTAAAGCTAGTACATAGAAGTTATACGGCCCGTAGGTTACAGATTGTGCCCAACAAGCTTGAGTAGCTGCTGGATTAATCGTATTTAATGTACTTTGTATTGGAGTTCCAACATCTTTATAGGTGTTAAAATCACTTTCAATAACACGAAAGTCTGGAGTAACCCACATACTGCCAACAGGAGTTCCTTCAAGGAAGACAATCTTCCAAACATTCTGAGTCATTAATCCAGTTTCACTAAACACAACATCAGGCGTGGAGAAATTATTTACAGCATCCCCATCTCCAAATAGCCTGCGGATATGTTGCTCAGTTCCAATATACAAAGTACTACCATCAGAAAGTAAACCCTTACCAATCTCCACACCAGGAGTATAAGGAATTACATTTTCAGGAGGCCAATCCTCTTCAAAACGTCCGGCAACGATTCCAGTAGAAGTTGTAATCTCAGGTAGACTCTTAGAAAAGGCAAGAGCGTTATTAAAAATCATAAATACTCTACCCTTATGAAGAGTAGGGAAGGACCCATTTGGTGGTGGGTCGTTACCAACAACTCCTATATCATTACCTGTTGCGTCAATTTGTTGGTAGATATTATGAAGTACTAGGTCTGCTTCGGCAGTATTGTCTGTGAATGATGTAGTGGAATTTGCAATTTGACCAACGAAATATAAAGTTGAGGGGTCTCCACCGTCTGCTGTTGCCAGGATTACCTTTTGGTCAACCTGAGGGTCAGGTGAGATGGGAATACTTACAAGGGATATTTGACCGTTGGTAATAGGACCTGTGGAGGCACTAACAGGATTAAGGTCGCTGAAATTTTGTTTAGTACTGTTTAAGTAAACAATAAAGTAGCGGCGTCCAATGGGACTTATTAAAGTAACGACCCCTGGACTCCCCACGGTAGTAGCTTGTACGTCGAACCAGATAAGTCCCGTTGTTGCGATACCTGCGTGAGTCTCATTAACTTGTGTGGTAGTAGTACAGACTAGAGTTGTTGCGGTAGATGATGTAACTGATATTACACCATTGTTACCTGCTGTAGCGAATCCAGCAATTAAGAAATTAAATCCAGCGAAGGCGTTTGAGCCTCCCCCAGTAATTGTTCCAGTGTATGTAGTAACTGCTCCGGCTACAGAAACTTGTGTGAGAGTTAGTGGAGTTCCACCGTCGGCTGTGAAAGAACCAACAGCGCTCCAAGTAGGAGCGGAGGCTCCAGACTTTCCAGAATTAATAGTTGATTCTAAGTTATTATTAGAGTCAATTACTGAAGCTCCACCAAAGGAGGAAGTTGTCTGTGGAGCAGTAAAATTAGTTGATGGTAGGAACCATTTCGTGTTGGCAGTCCAACTTAAACTAGTTCCTACGTTAGTCCATACTACAGAACTACCATCTGTCGTTGTTGCTCCATACTGAGTAGCCCATGTCGGGGCACTACTAGAAGTAGTGCCAGTAGCAATACAAACTTGTATATTGCCGTTGCTATCTTTTATAGCAGAGAATATCTTAGAATTAGGTTGCCATGCTACGACAGGAGTTAGGGCAGGCCACGTCGCTGAACCTAAATTATTCCATCTAAGTTGGTTATCATCAGTAAGCCCACCTTTTGTTGGGGCAAAAAATGGATTAGTTTCCGTTGCAGGAGTCGTTCCGCCTGTTGTTGACGCATGACAAAAAATTGTCTGAGAAAAACTATTAGTGATTGGATTATAAGTTGCTAGGACCCCGGCTGGTTCAACTACAACAGAATTAGTTAAGTCGTTAGAAGTAAAAAGATTATATCCGTGAAATTGCTTATATGTATGGCTTGGCTGCCAAAATGTAATACCATTTTTAGTGGGTGACTGGACAAAGTCTAGAAAGACCCAACTTTGATTAGCCCCATCGTTAGTTGTTACACCTGCGCCAGTATGAAAGTTCGGGTAAGTAGCTCCTGATATGTTTCCAACAATAGCCCCATATAAAGCACTAGTTATTGGGTCAAAAATAACAGCAGGATTAGCTAATGTTCCTCCACCACTACCAGAAGCCGTATTCTGCTGTCCAGCTTTCCATAAACCAATAGGACCTTTGTTTGTCCAGGTTACAGGGGTATCAGTAGTTGTTCCACCAGGAGTTTGATTCCAGTTTGGTTGTCCAACTCCAGTTGTCCCTATAGTAGTACTTAAATTAGCTCCTGTTGCATTAACGCTAATTAGTTGTTCAACATTCCCATTTGCGTCTACAAGTATTCCCATAGTAGAAAATACTGTACTAGCAACCCAGGGTGCATTCGTTCCAGAGGTAGCTGCAATAATTGGAGTTGATGTTGGGGCAACTATACCCCAATTTGAAGTCCCGCTTGCAATATTCCATGCCTTTAAATCCGCAGCAACTCCATCAGCAAAGAATTCATAATCTCTTGAATTTACAGCTCTAACAGCTTGAGCATTAAGAGAAGGCGTAAATATTGACTGGCCAGCACTAGCTCCATCCCAATATAAAACGTTATTCGTTAATGAGTTAGCACCTGTAGCATCAGAAGCCGTTGCAATAAGCGTGCGCTTTTGCAGCGTGTTATTCTGATACACAAATAAGTTATTGGCTTTTATAAATGGATTAGGCATTACGTTCCATCACCACTTCCGGTGTCAAGTTGTGGCGTAAATAGTCTATAGCCAAATCTACGTTTAAGAACGTTTGTTGCAGGTGGAAGAATATTAATCATCAACTCAAATGAATCTTGATTTTGAGCAGGAGGAGATGTAAAGTTATCAGTTCCAGCCAATAGCCACTCACTCCGATAATATCGGTATAGTTGATTATCTTCTAATTTTTGTTGGTCTATCTTTGCTTCAGGCATGTTAGATTAATGGAGGCAAGAAGCCTAGTATCTGCTGATTTATATATGAACCTGCGTCAGGACGAATAAAATTGACGCCTTCAGGAAACAAGTTCTTGTCCCATACCATTTCCGTTAAACCAGAACGGTATAGTTGATAAGAGTGCTGTGCTTCTTCATTCTTACCAAGAAGCTTAAATGCAAAAGCGTTAACACCACTAATTATTACATCTTTATAATCATCAGGAACTTGTAAGAAGTCATTTGGGTCGGATAGGTTGACGCGGTTCTTAAAGTACTTAAACCTAATAATGTACGCCCCAATAGGCTGTAAGGTATTAACTATCGGAGGAATACGGCCAGTAGTTGTTAGACCAGTAGTCGGCTCTGTAAAGTCCGTGCCAATAGCAATAGGAGAAACATTCTGTAAAGTTTCAGTTCCCTCATTTGTTACTACTCCATTAGTAATAACGGCTACGCTCGCATACACGTTGTAGCCGTTATACAGCTCTCCAGACGTAGAAGCGGGTATCGGAACTACAGGACTCTTAATGGTAGCAAGTTTATTGGCCCCAATAAAGATTTGTCCACCTGCCTGTGTGTTAGCAATGATATTACTTGAAGCAACGCTCTCTCCACCAAGCTGGTCTGTAAAGGTTGTCTTTACAATGTAGGTTCTAGCAGCTAACGCTCCCCCAGGAGTGGTAGTCATAACAGGAACTTGTGGCGTGATTTGATTCTGATTCTGGTTATCAGGGGACGGATATATCTCTAAAATAAAAGGGTTGTTAGGATTCTGGATGAAGTTGGAAGGCAACCCAGGACGCTGTACTCCTGAAGGAGTAACTAAATTCGGACCAATAGGTGGAGATGACAGCCACTTTAAAGCCCTAAGATTAGTAATGTCATAGACTTCCTGCTTATTAATCTTGTCAACGTCATTTAAATGAAGCCCTGTATCAACAGTTCCAGGCGGTTGGTCCTGAGCCTGGCCAAGCCAGTACTTACTCTGACCCCTGTCTGTCAGGAAGAATAAAAAATCACTAGATAAGAACGTCCACCGACTAAACCTCAAAACCTGCTTATGAACACGGTTCGTATAGTCAATCAAGATACCTAACCCTGGGTTAGCTGTAGTTGATAGCTGAGAGTGAATATCTTGGCTAGTCCCGTTAATGATATCTTGGACTTGTGGAAATTGAGTGTAAGCCATTTAACCTAACCCACCAGTAGAGGGTCCCTTAGTTGCAAAATAGTCTTCTTTAGTTGAATGAGCAAAAATATACCCCTGCAATGTGGCGCATAGTGCTACATAAGATGGGTCTAGGCGGCGAAGCAAGGCTAGAATCAATCCTGTAACAGCAAACCATACGATTGCAAGGGTGTGTCGGCCTTGGAAGTAATTAGCTAATTTTTGGAACATTAAAATCCTGTGAAGTGTCTACCAACAAATCCTACGACAACTCCTATGCCAAACCACTTTAACTTAGACTTTCGGCATTGGGCTTTAACGGCTGTAATTTCGGCTTTATCAGCAGCGATAGTAGCGTTAAGGCTGGTGACATCACTAGCATGACTTTGTTTCTCTAAGTCTGAGGACTTAACGTCATTAGCGATTACCGTAGTGAGATTAGAGTTTTCTTTTTGTAAATCTTGGACATTCTTAGTAAGTGCAGGAACTTCTTCAAGAGTTTGAACTATTGAAACGGCTTCTACTTGGTCAACTTCATATCCATTTGTATTAACTACAATAGTCCCACCAGGAGCCAAAGTAACAATACGAGCAGCTAATTGGTCAGGAGGAAGTTTAGCATCCTTAGTTTTTTGAGCTGCAAGCAGGGCATTAGTTTGAGCAATCTCAGCAGATAAAGCCTGATTTGCCTGTTGTAATTGTGAGTTTTGAACAACAAGCTGTTGAACTTGTTGAGCTACTTGTTGCTGAAACTTTTGATTTTGGTCTGCAATTATTTGTGCTTTAGCTTCAGCAGCATCGGCTTGGGATTGTGCGTGGTCCGCTACTCTCGCTTCTATTAAATACACTCCAACTAGAGCTAGAAGAATCGCAGCCACATAAGGAATTACGTGATGTTTGTCTAATGTTAGCATGATTGCACTCTTCGGAGCCAACCTTTGAGGAACTGATACAGGTCTGGTCGTTGGGCAACAAGATTTGTGTAGTAGTGGCTTTGGGAAGCTCGTATCTCTGGTAATAAGACATTGGCATCGGCCCCATTAACGGTGGATTCTGTAGCTGGCCCCCATTTTCCGTCAACATTACAATGTCCACCTATTTCATTGAGACATATCTGACAAAGGGTAACGGCTCGTTTAATCCCCATGTTGACGGACATATCCAGTAATTTAGTGGCAATATCTTGCGAGTTCAAGTCCCCGAATAGCCAGTAGTCGTGTCTGTATATTTCAGCCGCGCCATCACTAGTAAGATTCTTTATATCAACTGAAGGGTATGCTCGCTTGCTAATGCCAAAGTTAGTCTCACCACCTGGGTCGGCTAGATTGAAGACATAGCCGCCCTCATTGGCTAGAACTACTTTAATAGCGATATTGAAATCCGCTGGCATTTAGAAGTTCGGGTTTGTAGCTGGCTCTCTACCAATCTTCTTCATAATTTCAAGGTATCCTGGAGGCGTCTGAGACTGCATAACTCTCATCTCGCCCGTCATACCATTTGCAACGTTAGTGCGAACCTGTTCTGCAATGAGCGGGTCAAGAAAGTGACGACCAGGACCATAAGTAACAAAGTTGTGAATCACGCCTTTATGGGGCTTACCAAATAGGTCATGGTCAGGAACTACAACCCATTCCCAATTTGCTTTGTCTGCGGCATCTGCAATGCGCTGTTGCGTAACGTTTAGCTTTGGTGCTTCAACTACTTTGCCGTTGTCGGCCATATATCATCCTTTGCTCTTTTGTGAGAGTTAAGGTAAAGGGGCGAGGATAGTATCGCCCCTAACCTGTTAATTGTTAATTGGGTGTTTCAACTAGGTTAGTTCGTAACCGAGTTCTGTCCAGCAGACTGAGCTGTAAAAATCCACGATTGGTTAGTGATGATTGCCTTGAAAGCAAACTTATAACCAAGTTTACGGGACTGTTGCAGAGTGTCCGTCTGTCCACCAGGAGCAGCCGCATACACGCGGAGGTTCTGAAGGTCAGAAATCTGGTAAGCATTGCGGCCAATAGCGAACGAGAAATAAGCCTTGTTTGCACGGCCAGCGGTCACAGAAGTAACCGGGGCAAACCCAGGAGCGTTCGACTTGACGAACCGGAAGCCAGCAAGCTGTCCGAATTCACCACGCCAAATATTATCCGGCTTCGACAACTGGTGAGATGCCTTCCAGTCAGGGTCCTGTTGAAGAACAGCATGAACCTGTGGAGCCACAACGAAAACATAGTTACCATCGTCATACGGACGAGCGCCAGCATCCATTAAGTTAGCATGGATAGCTGTGGAATCAACGTAGCCGAGCTTGTCAGCCGCCGTGATTGTGGTAGCAGTCTTACCGTTGGGAAAGTACGTAGAAGTAGCGCCCTGAAGCACGTTGAAAATAAGGATATCATACGTTTCAGCCGCGTGCAGACCGAGAACATACAATGCACGACCAACCACATCATGCTTAGAAGTCAATTCCGCAAGGTCAGACAAGCGCAGTACAAGACCGTACTGTTCTGCAACTGCGGTAAACTGAGACATAGCCAAACCAGCCGCATCCGGCATGACACCTTCAACCAACTGAACTGGAGAGGTCGTAGTAGCAAGCTTCTCCAATCGGTTGAACTGAATGCTCTTGCTCGAATTAGAGGGAATTGGGTCTTTATCGCCAAACTGGTCCAGCACGGTCATCAAGACCGCAACTTCGAGCAGCTTCGCGCTAAAGTAAGTCTGTTGGTCGCTAGCGAGCGAACCAGCAGGGCCAGGAGTACCTGAAGCCCCAGTAATGACCGTAACAATGTCGTCACCGAAACCAAGTACAATCCCGACGAGGGAAAGAATTTTATTCAACATTTAAAGTCCTATTTGACCCATATTAGAAATCTAGTTTAGCCCCTCTCGCTTCCATCTGGGCAATAGTAGCTCTGATACCACCGATATCCCTAAAGGATGCAGGTTTTGCGGTTTCAGTAGATGGATTCAGCGTGGTTTGCTGTGCTGTAGTTCTAACTTGTTGGGTTTGATTTTGAGTCTGAGTCTGAGAGGCATTCGCCTTCAGTAATTCTGGAAGTTGCATCCCTTGGCCAGCCAGGTAAGCAAGTCTATATAGTCCTGGTAAGCGAGAGTAGAATCGGTTATCTGATTCAGCAGTAGCAATTGCCGAAGCTAAGTCTGGATTGGCGTCCATAGTTTTCTGATAATTAGGCGAAGCAATAAACTTCGCTGCCTCAGGATTTTCCTTAGCTACCGTTTCAACAGCTTGGTTCTTTGCCAAGTTGCTAAGTACAGGAGCAAAAGGTTTTAAAGTATCCATGATTAGTTTCTGTTGCACGGCAGTATAGGCTTGTGGGCCACCCTGCTTGGCAGCAGCATACAAATCATCAAGATACTTATTAGGATTCTGAGTATAATCATCAACTACTTGAGCCGTCTGACCAACAGCTTGACCTGTAATAGGGTCAATACCAGTCGTTAGGGCATATCGCTGACGCAACTGCTCAATAAGAGCGTCCTTCTGATTAATACCTTCAATGGCAGCTTCAGGCGAATTATAAACAGATTTATCACCTTTGATAAAGGGTCCAGTTGCCGTCGCTTGTGTGGCGGTCTGTGTAGTCTGAGTTTGCTGAGTCTGCTGCGTTCCTTGAGTTTGCACCTGTTGTGCAGGGGCGGCTTTTATAGCTACAGACACTCCATCCGCAGGGAACAACGAATCGAATGTTGCATCGTCTAAGCCTCCAGGAGCTTTACTTAAATCTACAACTCCACCTGGGGCTACTTGGTCTAGTTCTGACATCTTCAGTCCTTGTGAGACATTTGATTTACTACTTATACCTTGTGGGTATTAAAATCTTAGAAATACTAATCC